TTAATCTGGAATTTTTTATGAAATGGGGTGAACGGCTCCGTGAGGAACGGCAGCGTTTGGGTTTGACTCAAGCCGCCTTGGCGGCCTTGATGGGCACCAGCCCGCCGACGATCATTTCCTGGGAACAGGGCAAAACCGCCCCGCATGGCTTTCAGATTGCCCAATTGGCCGCCGCCGCACAAATGGATGTGCTGTATTTATTTACCGGGAAAAAAGATGAGGCCGCCTTGAGCGCGGAAGAAACAGAACTGATTGAGCGTTTCAGAGCCGCGCCTTTGATCCTCAAAGGGGCCATTATGGGCGCACTTTACGGCGCAGAAAGAGCCAATAAAACCGGCCTGTTATTGCCAAATACTGCGCCCGCTCACGCCATTTCTGGCGGCGATGATACTATCAATCTTGATACTGAAGATAATAAAGATAAGCCGAAAAGTTAATCATACTTGCCTTTCATTTAAAACCCCACAGCGAACTTGCCGGGTTAATTCATCAATCACTTCCCTGAAACGCTGCAAATAAGCCAGGTTGGTAGCGACGGCCGTTTGTTTATAAAACATCTGTTCTAGCCAAATATCAAAGCTGATTTTTTTCTTGAAATTTTGAAAAAACAGTTCTTTTACTTGCGCATCATTGGCGCGTATTTCCTCATCCGTCGGGCCGGGTTTGACTGTTTCAGGAAAACAATGCTGAGGGGTTAAATTATAATGATTGTCACGAATTTGCTTGAATGTTGCGCGTATTTCTTTGCCGTTTTGATCAATAAATAAAACCGATTGCGCCGGTTTTTTATGCAGCAACAAAACGACGGTGGCAATACTCGTATCTTCAAAGGTTTTGGGTGCAATCATCATCACCCGGTGAATATAACCATTTTCAATCAGCCAGCTTCTGATTTTTCCCTCACTGTTTCCCCGATATAAAATACCCGGAAAAGCAATAATCACCGCATACCCTTTTTCATTTAAAACATGCAGGCAATGCAAAATAAACGCATAATCTGCCTTGCTGTTGGGTGCCGCTGCCGGTGCACGATTAAAACGGCTATCTGTTTTCCAGTTTTGATTATTCCATTTAATGGAAAACGGCGGGTTAGCCACAATCAAATCAAAATGCTTATCTGAAAATGCCGGGCTAACTAAAGTATCACCATGAAAATAACAAAAGTTTTGCAAGGTTTTTGACGCAATTTCAAGCTGCGATACATTAATATCTTGCCCATATTTTTGCACCTTTTCATCGACCACACAAAATAAATTGCCAATGCCGCAAGCGGGGTCATAAGCGCTTTTAACTTCAGATAAATCAATATTTTGCGTGATACGGGCAAAAATATTTTTAAACGCGGTAATCGGCGTATAAAAAATGCCTTCGCTTTTAAGTTTGGCTGTGAGATTGGTTTTATTAAAAATCATTTTCAGGCTTCAGGCTTCGGGCAAGGTATAGGGTTTAAAAGAGATGACTTTTTCACCGATCCACGCATTTAATTCCATCAAGCGCAATTGCAGCGGTTCCAATTCATTTTTTGCCCAGATTTGCGCCGCTTTGGCAATATCGCCAAACCCGCCGCTATTACTCGGCACCACGCCCAATAACTGCGGCGAAATGCGATGCGCGGCCAAAATATCATCACGGCTGGCTTCTTTGATGCCCAAAAACTCATCTTTGGCCGCTACTTCACTAATCGGAATCACCTGAACGCCGTCTTTTTTGCCATTGGGCGAATATAAAAACAGGTTTCTAAAATTGCCCGGCCCTTTGGATTGTTTGAGAGCATCCCGAATGGCATCAATATCACTCATTTGCTGCGCGGCATCGTTGACATACAAAATAAACCCGGCATGGGAGCCATTGAGATAATAGCGCCGCCTGAATAAGGTCGCACTTTCATTTAAATACGCACTTTGCAGGGCGCTTAAATATTCCGGCAAACCGTAGAGTTCTTGGTTAATATCCGGCTCCATAATCTGCCAGATACTGTTTTCAGCAAATTCATATTCACTTGCACCCGGTCGCAATAAAAACCAGCGCCCCTCTTTGACCCCACGCCGCATCGTTTTGGCGGGAGCGACGATTAACTCCAAGGGTTTGCCGGATACCGCTTTGCGGCATTCCAGATACCCATTACCAAAGACTAACCAATCCAAAGCCAGCCGGGAAAATGTGGCGCGCGATAATAACGGGTGCTCAATAAAGGTTGCCGCCAATAAATTGCGTTTTAAATAAATCGCCGAGGAATGATGCGGGCTGGCCCTGAAAGAGCGCGCCAAACCGTCAAAAGAAAGCGGCGGGGTATACCAGCGCTCATACATCGGCACACATTCTATATGCTCCAATAATTCACGCCGATCGAGTACCGGAACCGGATCACCAAACGAAAAGGCCGTTGCTTTGGCCGGTGAATTGATTAACTTTTTGGGTTTATTTTCCCGTTTTTTCATTAATAAATCTCCATAAATCCGCTGTTGGTGTGGGTTTGACCAGTAAACGGTTCATTATCCAGGGCGTGCAATAAAGCCCAAGCTAAATCCGCATGGCCGGTATCTTCACGCCGCCCGGCAGTAAACGTGGCTTGCTGGCTGCTGCCGGTTAAAGTTCGGCGAATGGCCAATAATGCCGTGACTAAATCACTCCAACTGCGATCAAACTGCAAACGCCCGTTATGAATGACTTCATAGGCTTTTAAAACCATGCGTGATTTACTTTCTGCTGAATAATGAATCGCGCGCACGGCGGGGAAAAAATCACGCACATATTGATAAACTCCTTGCCCCATTCCCGTGCTATCAATGGCAATCTGTTCCACATTATATTTATGAGTGAGTTGTTTGATTGCTTTGGCTTGCGCGGCAAAATCCAGCCCTCTGAATTGTTGTTTTTCCAATAAGCGAAACGGCCCGCCAGATATGAACGGCGGCGCCATGACGATTAATCCGGCACTATCGCCGGATAAAGCCGGGTCATAACCGATCCATACCGCACGATTACCCAGCGGGTGCGGACTTAGGGGCTGATAATCCTTCCAAACTTCCCAACTATCGACCAAACAACGTTGCAAATCCTGCAAAGAAAATACCGATAAAGTGTCATCGATAAAGCCGCACATGAGTAAATTATCCCATTCCAAAGCGCTGTATTCGTTTTTTAATTGCGCCAAATCAAATAAAGTACAACCGCCGTTTATCGCGTCTTCTACCGTCACAATTTGCCGCCATTGCCCATCTTTTCCCAGCTTTCCGGCCTTTAATGCCGCATGGCTGATCTCACATTCAATGCGTTCGGATTTTTGCCGCCCTTTATTAAATAATTCACCCGACCAAAATGGATACGCCTCATGGGTGATGGCGCTGGGCGTAGAAAAATACGTTTGCCGCCAGTGTTTATGAATGGCCATGCCGCTGGCGACTTTGCGCAAGGTTTGAAACTGGTGAACCCAGAAATATTCATCAAAATATAAATTGCCGTGATAACTTTGTGCGGTTCTGGAATTGGTGCCCAGAAAATATAAGCTTGCGCCATTGGCCAATACAATTGGGTCGCCTTTTAATTCTAATCCGGCTGCATTTTGCGCAAAACTTAAAATATATTGCTTGAATACATGCGCCTGTGCTTTGCTGGCCGATAAGAAAATTTGATTACGCCCGGTTTCTACGGCATCCAATAAAGCCTCACGGGCAAAATACCAGGTTGCGCCAATTTGCCGGGATTTTAAAATATTTCTGATACGCTGGTTTTGACCGGCGCTATACCATTGGCGCTGATATTCAAATAAATTTTGCTGAAAAACAGTCTGTAATTGTTGTTTTTGCGCGTCAGTGATTTCATTTTTTGCTTTGTTTCTTCCTTGATTTCTGTTATTGATTTTCGGATTTAAATCGCCTTCGTGGCCGCCGGGTTGTTGATAACGGCGTACACGCGCCAGGCGCTCTATTTGCCGTCCGATCAAATCAATTTCTTTGTAATCGCTGCCGGTTTTGGGCGCTTTATTGACTAACTGCATCAATCGCTGTTCCAAACCGGTTTCCACGCGGGTTAATACGCTGGTTTTATCCCAGCCATCGCGCTGTTTCCACGCGCTGATCGTGGCGCGCGGGGTATTCAAATAATCGGCAATGGCGCTCACCGCTCAACCTTGCCAATACAAGGCACAGGCATGGCGGCGCGGATCACGATTAGGCGTATCTGTGGGCAACATGCGGCCAGTATCGTCGCTAATTGCAGTGAAAAGCAGCGATCTACTTGTAAAACCCGTGATCTACAGGCAAAAGTGCTGGCGGTGCGTATAGAACGCCTGCCACGATGGCGGCATGAACACAAACCTGCCTTTTTTCCGTATTGCCGTTGAGGGCAAATGCGTGGATGGCCGCCAAATTAAGCGTTATCACTTGGAACAAGCGGCCGCCAGTTATGACCCCAATGTGTATGCCGCGCGCATTTGGCTCGAACATGAGCGCAGTATTTGGCCCGATAGCACGTTTTGCGCTTATGGCGACGTATTGGCGTTAAAAACGCAAGAAATCACCCTGGCCGGGCAAAAACGCTTGGCCTTGTACGCGCAATTGGCACCGACCCATGCGCTGCGTGAACTCAATGCGCGCGGGCAAAAGTGCTACAGCTCCATTGAACTGCTGCCCAATTTTGCCGGTACCGGCAACGCTTATCTCATTGGT